ACAAGCTCATGTTCTCAATGACAGCTTCCACCAACATGGGGTACATTGGGCTGTCTTGTCCCAAGGTTTGCAGGAGTTGCACCAATTGTGTCACTTCATACTCACGTGCAATGACACCAAGGCTGCTGGAAGCTACAAACTTGTAATCTTGTGCAGGGAAATTATCTGGGTCATATTGCATATAACGCCATGCAACCTTGCTAACCAGCGGAATGAGGAAGGAGTCTTGGAAGTTAATCAATGTACGCTTGTGACGCTTGATAATGGCTCCCAGAGACATGCTAACAGCTCCTGCTGCTGCCTCTCCATTGATACTTCCGGGGATTCCTGCTGCATCAATAGCTCCTGTAGCCATCTGAACCATGCGCTGGAGGCTTTCTGCCTGTGTAAAGCTCACTTGGTCAAGGTTGCCAAACTTAAATGGCATCATAATCTCAGCAGGATTGCCATTCGTAATGATGGTTTTGCCGGGACGAATCTCAAACTTGGAGCCACGAGGCATACGTGTGCCGTCCATAGCCATCATTGGGTGGACAGTGAGAGCCAAAGCGTCAATGCGAGCACGAAGCTCTGCATCCAAAGCCTTCTGGCTGTTATATCCCTTCTCACAAATACCACGACCCCAGAAGCGTCCGGGAACTACATCCCAAGGGAAGGCAATCAGAGGCCTGTCTTGCATCATGTAGGGGTTTTCTTCCACCTTCAAGAGCTGCCCACCATTAGCCACAACAACAATGGCTTCTACATATTCGCTTTCTTCGTCCAGCTCGTGTTCTTTTGTGCCTTCCTTCTTGCTGCTCTCTTCTTTTGGCTCTGGCAAGTTCATTGCCTCGTTGAATTCTTTACGAGGAACAAAGCCATAATACTTAGTCAGACGCACCTTATCGTCTTGATAAATCACCAAGTCTTGGTCAGGCTCAAGGTCTTGGTCAGGAGCAGAGGCTGTTAGGTCAACATCACGATAGATGCCCTTCTCAATGAGCAATTCTACTTGGTGTTTAGGGACAAACTCATCAATAGCCACACCCAAGGCTTCTTCAATAGAAGAGGCTGCGGGGTCAATCAAGAAGTTTTGTGGCAGAATAGGACGAACCTTCACCACTGTACGAGGCTTCACTGTCACACCAACGGCTTGCATGGCTCCATCAAGGATGGGTTGTGTAGCTGGTGTGAAGTCTTGCACCTCATCAAGGACAAGTTCAGCCATACCTGTGCCAAACACAGCAGCGTTTAACAAACATTCAGCCACGGCCTTGCGTGTCTTGGTGTATTTAAACTCTTCATCCAGAGCGTTACGCAAGAAGGTGATGTCTTCTCGCTCACCATCACGCATGTCATCATGGATGTCAAACCATTTTCCACGACCAAAGGTGGCTTCTTCAACCTCAGCAACGCTGCTCTCTACAGCTTGTTGCAAAGCAGGACTGATAAGCTTGCTTCGCTCGCTCTCACGTGTCCGATCAGCAGCATCCCACTGACCACGCCACAAGCGATAGTATTCATCAAACTTTTCTTGGTGATTGCTCGTATAATGGTCACGCCATTTATCAGCTTTCTCAATCACCCAACCAGCAAGGCTGCTGCTCTTATAGGTTTCTTCAGAATCAAAGCTCATATATTTCCTTAGTATCCGCTTAAAGCGTCCATTGGTTCAAATTCTTCTTCTTCAAAGTCTGTCACATAGCTTTGCTTACTGAGCTGTTCTATGTAACTCAGAGCATCAATCAAGTCATCATGCACAAGAGTATTTGGAAATTGGAAGAGTTGGTCAAGAAACTGTATGTTCCACTCTCCCTTGTTAAGGACAATTTGACCGTGTTCAAAACGCCCTTGTAATGCCCATACAATTCGATCTGTTTTCTTTTTGTTTCCATGACTTAGCTCTTCCACTCTAAAGAACGTCTGTGTTCTTCTCATTATATCTGACAAATAAGGCATCACAGCTTGCTTGGCAATGCCCTTCTCAATTCCAATTGACACAGGCTCATACTTCTTAACAGCAGCAAATATCTTCTTTGCTGTGTCTTCCACTGTCCAACGTCCAAAGACAATATCTTTAACATACCAGCCCTTGTCATTGGTCTTCACAATGGCTATGGCACTGTCATCCAGCTTTTTGCTCTTGCTTCCCTTGCTCTCATCTGCAAAGCCAGCCAAGTCAATGGCAATGAAGTAGTCACCATCAGGCTCTTCTTCATCAAACTGTACCCATTCTTCTTTGAACAGCTCTCCACCCTGTGCTTCAAACGAAGCCATGAACTCTTGCCTAAAGGCAAAGCTGCTCATGTTCTTCTTAGCACTCTCAATCTCTTCTGGGTCAATGAGAGGGTTGTCATAGCTGGTGAAATGCCAGCTCTTGAATGTCTCATCCTTCTCAGACAAGCCATACTGGTACAACTCATAGAAATGGTTTCTGCCCATTGGTGTTCCAATGAACAAGGCGTGTCCCTTCTGGTCAGCCAAGGCAGGACGTAAAATCTGTTCCCACACCTCTGGCTTCATGTCTGCATATTCGTCCATCACCAGAAACTTCAAGGACACTCCTCGCATAGTTTCTGGCCTGTCAGCACCCTTCAAGCTAATGGTGGCTCCGTTAACAAGCTTCACCTGTAAGTTGTTAACATGACTTCCTGAGATGACAGCATGTCCCACCTCAAGCAGGGTTTGCCACATAATATCCCTTGCCTGTCCCTGTGTAGGGGCAACATAGAACACATGTCCCTTCTCTGCTTGCAAGGCATTGAACAACAACAAATAGGCAGCTAAGCGGCTCTTACCTGTCCTTCGTCCAGCAGCCACCACCTTGAAACGACTCTTGTCATTCCACACAGTTTGCTGCCACGGCAACAGCTTAATATCTAAACTAGTCAAACAAACTCCCTAAAGCACTCTTTGTTCTTGCTAAGGGGTTTTCCCACCAAGAAGGCTCTGGAGGAGCAGGAGCAGGAGGAACAGGAGGCTGATAACCACTCACCTGTAAGGCATACTGTGCTCTCTCGTCATACTTTGGGTTACGCTCTGGGTTGGGCTTAAACCATCCCTTAGCCAACACATCAGCAACAACAGCAGGGTCTTGTTCTGTTTCTAACACATCCCGCAGCTTGGCAGCATTTCCTGCTCCAATGATGTTCTGGCTCTTCCCATAAACGGTGTCATGGAAAAACTTAAGCTGAGCATCAGCACTGTCTTTTATTTTATTTTGCTTCTTCCACTTTTCATAATGTGGTTTTAAGAAGTCAAGCTGTAACAGCCCATAGCCGGGGCCTCCCTCTTGCTTCGTCTTGTAATCAAAGGTGTCTCCTGTCTCAACAGCGATGTTTCCAAGTATACCAGCAACAGCAGCATCACTATATCCAAGCTTCTTCAGCTTCTTTTCAATAACATCTTTAGACATCAATAACCTCTTCTTCTCCGCCTGAGATGATGGTTTGCTCCCCACCAACACCAGTGATAGTGATAGACACAGCAGCCCTGCCACCACCATTCTTGTCTTTCTCGAAATGACTGAGAGGTAACAACCTATCCATGATGAGCTTCCACGCTGCTGCTTGGTTCTTGTGGTTATCGTCCAAAGCTGCCCCATAGATGGCCTCAATAACTTTCTCGCTCTTAGGACTGTTTAACATCCTAGCACGGTATTCATTAATTATGGCCTGCTCCCCTTTTGGTCTTCCAACAGCATTACGCTTGCCGGGAGTCTTGGCAACAATATCTGTCTTCTTGGGACGGCCTCTTTTTCTAACAGGAACATCTATGTTCATCTTTATCCTTAAGGAGATGTGGGTTCCAGATAGGGAATCGAACCCCAATTAATGGACTTGGAAACCATTGTCTTACCATTAGACCATCTGGAAACGTAACAAAAACTTATATAACCAATGTCCTTCTGTGCGGCTTCTATGCCTCTCTGTGCAGCTTCTGAGTCAATCTGTGCAGCTTCTAAGTAACTACATAGTTACTTATAAGCCTAAGCTTATTGGTTAATTATTTAATAAGCTTCCTTAATTGCTTATATGTATCTATTATAACACACATTGTTCAACTTGTCAAGCTTTTTCTAGGGCTTTAATGCACTTTAGACTCCACACTCTAATCTTCATCTGTCCCCCATTTCTTCTTGTTTCACATTATGGAAATCTTTCCTTATAAATCAACAACTTAGCAAATGAGAATAATTCCTATTTAGCCCCTATTTTAGCCCTTTTTTGTATGCAACGGGGTTCCGCACATATTGGCCCAAGTTGTCCCCTCCCCCGGTAGTACTTTTGTGTTACAAATCAGTCACTTAGGTGGGGACTATTAG